GATACACCTACAACGTCACCCAGGTATCGGCTCCGGCTGTCCTGAGTGCCGTCTCTGGTGATCTACTAACCTGCAATATCAATATCTCAGTCCTAACGAGTTGGAGCTAAAATGTCCGAGTGGGAAAAAGAGCAAGAAGCCTTCCTGATCAAGATCGGGCAGGTAGCACCATCAATACCTAAGCCAGTAACTACTAAGAAAGACGAGGAATAATCTCATGGCTGTATTTCTAAATAACAAGGTCGGCGTGAAGGTTAACTCAGTCGATCTATCAGACCACGTTACAGCAGTAACACTTAACCGCACTTTCGATGAACTCGAAGTAACAGCGATGGGCGATGGCGGACACAAGTTTGTTAAAGGCCTTGAAGCATCATCTGTCACAATCGACTTTCTCAATGACACAGCAACATCGAACGTCCTACAAACCTTGCAAGCTGCATGGGGAACAAACGTCACAGTGGTTCTACTACAGGAAAAGGGAACCGCAGTATCTGCGACCAACCCACTCTATACTATGACCTGTTTAATCAACTCAACTACTGATGTTAATGGCGCTGTCTCTGACATCGCAATGCAGAGCCTGACATTTAACGTCTCAGGCACTACAGTAGTTGCCACAACAGGCACATTCTAAACTAACTAAACAAAGGGGCACAGCATGGCAAAGTTAATAGTCACGATGGCAGACAACAGCGTTACCGAGATTGAGATCACTCCTCGACTTGAATACGCGTTCGAGCTATATGCTAAAAAAGGGTTTCATCGTGCTTTTCGTGACGATGAAAAGCAGACAGATGTCTATTGGCTGGCATGGGAAGGCCTTCGACTAAGTGGAGTCACAGTCAAGCCATTCGGGCCAGACTTTCTCGATACCTTAAAGAGTGTCGAGGTTGCAGAGTCTGACCCTTTGGCCTAGGCAGGGATAGCATCCACTATCTCATCGCTCGCTTGAGCATTGAGACGGCTATCCCTCCACAATCTTTAATTGAACTAGATTCATCAATGCTTCAGATGTTACTGAAAGCGTTGAAAGACCGAGCGAAGGAGCAGAGCGATGCCTACAGAGCTAAAAGGCGCTAACGATCTCCGTAAAGCCCTCAAGAAGTTTTCTCCTGATCTTGACAAAGAAACCCGTGACGAGATGGTTGGGTTTCTAAAGCCTTTAGTCAAAAAGGCAAAAGGCTTTCTGCCATCTAATGACCAGATGCCATCAGGTTTCGTCAAGCATGAAGTTAAGACTGCAACCTTTCCAATGTACGATGCAAGCGAGGCACGTCGAGGCGTAGGCTATAAGCTGACACCTACTAAGCCCAACGCTCAAGGCTGGTCTTCGACAGTTTCCATTCACAGCAAGAGAGCTGCTGCAGTCATTTACGATTGGGCTGGCCGTAAGTCCAGAGGTAAGTTCGTCTCGGTTCTGCCTAGACCACTAGAAGGCAGCGGCAAGATGTCAGGCCGCGCCTTATTTAAGGCTTACAAAGAAGATGAAGGCAAGGCCAAGGCTGGAGTCATTAAGGCGCTTGAGAAAGCCGCTGATAAGTTTAACGCGAAAGGCAATGGCTAATGGCTGAAATACGCATCCCCATAATTGTCGAAAACAAAGGCAAGAAAGCCTTCAAGGAAACAGACAAGGCAATTACTAGCCTTACAAAAAACTTTAAGAAACTAGCAGGCGCGGCAGGCATCGGACTATCAACAGCTGCACTCATTAATTTTGGTAAGGCTGGAGCAAAGGCTTTTATTGAAAACGAAAAGTCGGCTCGGCGCTTGGCTATATCAGTAAAAAACCTTGGCATATCTTTCGAGACTCCACGCATTGAAAGATTCTTAGATGAGATATCTCGCATGTCGGGAATTGAAGGAGAACGCTTACGAGCATCTTTTCAGACACTTTTACAGACTACAGGCTCGGTTACTAAGTCCCAAGAATTATTGAATCAGGCGTTAGATATATCAGCGGGATCAGGCGTTGAATTAGAAACTGTCAGCAATGATCTTTCAGCTTCATATCTTGGCAACAATAAAGGCCTTAGTAAATACTCCCTTGGATTAACCAAGGCAGAGCTTAAAACAATGAAATTTGCTGATGTTCAGGAAAAACTCAACAAGCAATTTTCGGGTGCTAATGCGGAGTACTTAGATACTTATGCAGGAAAATTCCAAGTAATTCAAGAAGCGGCTGACAATGCTCAGGAGATTATTGGCGGAGCTTTGGTTGAGTCTTTAGTCTCAGCCTTCGCAGCAGGAGATCCACAAGAGTTTGTGGCCAAGATCGAAGGCCTAGCTACAAAGATCGCTGACATGGTAGCAAGTGCAGTCTTTGGGTTTAAGAAACTTTACTATCTAACATCTGACCAAGCTATCTTGGCATCCTTGAACCCTTTTGATGATTATGAAAAAGATGTCGTAAAAATTATTGACATTCAAGAAAAGATGTTTAAGGCATCTTTTAATCAGATCAAGATGGGCTACATCGGTTCAATGCCTGTTGGTATCTATGCAACGGCATCAGAACGCGCAGCCGCGGCCAAGTTGCAGGCAGACGCTGACAAGCGAGCCAAAGAGTTAGCTAGAATGCAGGGCAAGCAACTAGCAGATGCTAAGAAAAAGACAGCACTTGAAAAGGCTGCTCGCATGCTAGAGCTAGAACAGATTGGCATAGCGGCTGCCCTCAAAGGTCAGATCAGCGAAACCGACCGACTTTCCCTAAACCTACAGCTCGCACTCCTTGATAAGAATGATACTCAAGCTGCTAAACTTTCAGGCGAATTAGCAGCAGCAGTCAAGCGACAGAACGAACTTAACGCTGCACTACTTGCAACTCCAGAAGCTCCCAACCCTTACCGTAACTGGAAGGCTCCAGACATGGGATCAATGACAATGCAATCGACAGACACAGGCCGCGGCGGCGGTGGATTCATCCCAGACTTCAACGTCCCTGCTAATTCATTTAGCCAAGTAGGCCCTATGGGCGGCTTAGGCGCAGGTGTTATTGCAGGCGTCAACCCTCAAATTAATATCACAGTAGAACTTGATGGTAAGACAGTTACTGGAGCAATCACAGAGAGTCAAGTCAATCAATCCCTATCGGGAACTTTTAGCGATGTGAGTCGATACAACGGACGTGGAGCGCCGTCAGTCAAATGACACTACCTGCAACCATCTCGGTATCGTTCGACTTTAGCCAAGGTGCTACATTTGGCCTTGGCGTCGTTATTGGCGACGATAAATACGGAGTAATTGGCACAAGCGCATTTGGTGATTCAGCCGTACTCGATCCAGTAGTTGATCTCAGCAGCGTTACTCGATCAATAAAGATTAGCCGTGGCCGCAATATCATGCGAGACACTTATGAGGCTGGCAACTGCACAGTTCGAGTCTTAGATCCTGACTCTTACTTCAACCCACAGAACGCAGCTTCTCCCTATTTCGGATATTTGACTCCACTTAGAAAGATTCGCGTGGCTGCCACTACGGCCACAGCGCAGGAGTTCTTATTCTCTGGATACGTTGACACATACAAATACTATTATCCAACAGGCCAAGAAATCGGATATGTCGATATTGTCTGCTCCGATGCATTTAGACTTTTTCAGATGGCTAACGTCTCTACAGTTACAGGTGCAACTGCTGGCCAGACTACTGGCACTCGCATCACAAAGATTCTAGATCAAGTCTCATTCCCTACATCGATGAGAGTTACAGACACAGGGAGCACGACAGTCCAAGCCGATCCAGCCACAGCTCGAACAGCCCTAGCAGCCCTTAAGGCAGCAGAGTTCGCAGAGCAAGGCGCATTCTTCATGTTGCCCGATGGCACAGCTGAGTTTAAGGATCGCAGCGATGTCGTGAGTTCCCTAGCGACCGCGCCTATTGAGTTCGACCAGACAACAGGCATTCCTTACTCAGACCTTAAGTACGCCTTTGATGATAAGCTGATCATCAATCAAGCGAGCATGACACGCATTGGCGGCACAGCACAGACTGCAACAGATGCAACATCATCGGCTAAGTATTTCCCTCACGGCGCTACTCTTACAGAGATGCTTCCAGAAACAGATGCTCAAGTCCTAGACATCGCCAAGATATATGTGGCAACTAGAGCTGAGACAACTATCCGCATTGATGCCATGACTGTCGATTTACTTGACACAGATGTACCTACTGACACAATGATCGGCCTAGATTACTTTGATAATGTAAAGATCACTAACGTCCAGCCAGATGGATCGACAATCGTTAAGACCTTGCAAGTACAGGGTCTAGCGTGGGACATAACCCCTAACAGCATGAAATGCACAGTGACAACATTAGAGCCGATTGTGGAGGCCTTCATAGTAGGATCAGCCACGTCGGGTATAATAGGCACGTCCATATTAGGATACTAGGAGAAAACAATGGCAGCAGGTCTCGGATATAAAGAGTTTACGACGGGTGACGTATTAACCGCCGCGGACGCTAACGGCTATCTAGCCTCTCAAGTCGTAATGGTCTTTGCCGATGCGGCAGCCCGTACTTCAGCTATCGCCAGCCCTCAAGAAGGAATGATCTCCTATCTAAAAGATACCAATGTGACCCAGTATTATTCGGGTTCGGCTTGGGTGGCCGTAGGCGCAGCAAGTGGCTTAACCTTGATCACTACTCTAAGCCCTTCAGGCGTCACAGAAGTCACAGCGGATTCTATTTTTACCTCAACTTATGAGAATTATCTGATTGAGATTGCATTAGACCAGACGGCTAACTCAGTTCTATTTGCCCAACTTCGATCAGGTGGAAGCAACCTAACCTCAGCCACTTATACATACGACACAGTCGGAGGTGCGGCAGCTACTGGACAGACAACATGGGAAATTTCTGCCAACACTGGCGGAGCTTGCACCCTTGTCAACAGCTTGACATTGTTTAGACCTCAACTTGCATCAGCTACTTTTGGAGTTGGATCAAGAATGGCAAGCGGAGACAATTCAGCGCAGCAGTATGGATACATCAACACTAGCGCGGCCGCATACGACGGAATTAGAATTGCAGGAAGTTCTGGAAATATCACAGGCAAGATCAGAGTCTACGGATTGGGTAACTAATGACAAAAGTTTATGAATTTGATGGCGTATCAGGCGAGCATTCAGTTAGAAATGCAACTCCGACCGAGATTGAATCTTTAGCCAATACAGCTCTAGAAATAGAAAATGCTGCAAAAGAAAAAGCCGAAGCTAAGGCAGCGGTACTTAAGCGTCTAGGTATAACAGCCGATGAAGCAGCCTTACTACTTGGATGAAGCCTAGACTCTCAAAGTCTGCCATCCAATTAAGAGAGCAGATAGATGATGCATTCCCAGATAGAGATAGAACTTCAGACGGCTGGATCGGTGACACGAGACACGCTGCTCGCAAGTCTGATCATAATCCAGATGCACAGGGATGGGTACGCGCCATCGATGTTGACCGCGACCTTAACGGCAAAGGCAGGAAGCCCGATGTCATGCCTGACTTGGTTGATCAGATTCGACTCGCTGCAAAGTCTGGCGATAAGAGGATCAGTTACATCATCTTCAACGGCAAGATCGCCTCATCTAAGAAGGCTTGGGCTTGGCGTCCTTATGATGGGATCAATAAGCATAATCATCACGCACATATCAGCTTCACTATCAAGGGCGACGAAGACTCTCAATTCTTTACTATACCGATGATAGGTGGACAATAAATGAACATGAAGCATCCAGTAATAATCTCAGTCGGAGCATTCTTGGCCGTATGGGGAACTACATCTAACTTCGCTCTCGACTACCGCGCCATCCTTGGCTCGATCGTAGCTGGAGTATTCGGATACGCGAGCCCCAAAAAGTGACAACCAATGATCTAATGACGCTGTACTTCGCAAGCCTTGCCGTGATCGGTGGGCTTGCAGGTTATGTCATTACTCATCTCCTCTCTGAAATTAAGAGACTGAACTCGCGTGTCGATGAGATTTACAACATA